ATGACCCTCCGCACTGTCTACCGCCTCACGGTGCTTGCTGCTAACGGCTGCTACGTCGCGCCTCGTTACGTCAATGTCCGCGCCTTGATGCTCGATGACGACTCGCAGTGTCTGTACACGCCGATCCGCTGGCTCGCTTATGAGGTGGCCGCATGATCGCCGCGACCATGGATATAGCCATCATCACGACGGCCGGCGTCGCAGCCATTATCTGGCTCGGCGATTGGGTGCGCGCATGAACCGTGTCCAGCTGCAGGGCAGGGCGCCCACGCTTCGCGAGCAGCAGCGCGCCGCGCTTTCTCGCTTCAGCACCGTTCCTACGGCCAATTGGGACGCCCTTCGCGAGCGCTTCGCCCCGTTCGTTGGCCCGTACGCGCCGCCTGTGATCGATCACGACGCAGAGACCCGCGCCTATTGGCGCATGGCCCATCAATTCGAGCGGTTCGGCCGCCTGATCCCCGAAGAATCCTTCACCGGTGTTCCGTTCTGCGGCGACCGGACATTCACGCAACAGGAGAACACCCTATGAAAATCCTCCGCGGCTACGTCAAAGGCGTTATCACCAAAGGCACTGAGCAAAAGCCCTGGTCGATGGTCGGCATCGAGTGCACCAGCCAGGATCGCGACGGCTTCGATCAGACCATTTTGGTCAAATTCATGGTCGCCGGTAAGCAGCATCAGGAAGGCCTGCAGAACGCCTACCGCGTGCTTATCGGCTCCGAGGTGTTCGCGCCCTTCAGCGATGAAATCGACGAGTACAACGGCAAGTCGCGCATCCGCTACAGCCTGCAGGGCATCCCGCTGCGCCTGCAGGAAATTCAACGCGAGCGCCCGGCGACTGCACCAACTTCCACCCAGCAGCCACAAGTTAAGGCCGCTGGTTAATGAATTTCATTGCGTGCGATGGCCAATGGGAAGTTGTCGACCATAGACCAAGTTGTGTCGGCACTCTTATTACTGTCGCCCGCGATGATTTAATCCCGCAAGGGGCCACCGCCGAAGACTACGCACAAGTTAAAGGGTTTGCCCTGGAGTTGTTCGTAATCATTTTCGGAATTCTTGCACTTCGCAAGGTACTTTAAAGGAGCAACATCGATGCGTAACTTCAAAGTTCTGACCCGTTCCCTGGGCGCTGCCGCTGCTACTGGCCTGCTCATGGCTCAACAGGCCTACGCCGCGCTTCCCGCTGAGGCTGAGGCTGAAATGAGTTCTTCCAAGGCTGACGCTATCGCCCTGGGCGGTCTCGTCCTCGTCGTGCTGATCGCTATCGCTGCGTTCAAGTACATCCGCAAGGCTCTGTAACTTTCGCCGCTGCAAACAGGCCCGCTTAGTTTGCGGGCCTTTCTTTTTCTGGAGTATTAAACATGCTCGACGCCCAATCTTTGATGTACCTCGTTATCATCGTCTCTTTCGCCTTTTTGTTATTTGGGCGGGTCTGATATGCGTTATATTATTTCTCTTCTGATTCTCCTGTCTTTTTCTGCTTTTGCCGATGAGTACAAATGGCACTCTATTTATAATGGTGCTATGGGGCCTAAGTTTTCTAAACCTCAGCAAGCATGCGACTGGTATAAGGCATCTGCAAAATCTGTTACTCAAGTTACGGCCTCCGTCAGGTCTGCCGCTGCTGGCGTTTGTGTTTATTACTTCAATTCCAACTATGGCAGTTCTGCTCCTCCACGTATTCAGGGGCCTTTTGAGGATGTGCCCCTGTATAGGACTGGTGACGAATGTATTTCACCTGCTATTTACAATGCATCTAACGGTGAGTGTGAGATTCCTCCCCAGGACTGCAAGTCAACTCTTGGCCAAGAAAACTCTAATCTTTCTTATGCCGGCCCTCGTGCAAATTTCCCCCCGGGTGCTTCTGTATCGCCTGTTAATAAGCGTATGTGTGATAACAAGTGCGCCTATCAATACACTGGCGGCGAAACAACTAAGTGCGGTTCGTTAAAGGGCGGTGATCCTGAATCCTTGTTCTGTATTTTCACCTATAAAGGTACTGGCGAAACTTGCATTGATAGTGATGAACCATCCGATGCAAACGCACCACCTAATCCTGATCCACCTGCTGACCCTAATGACCCTACAGACCCCCGCAATAACTGCGGCCCTGGTTATGCTTGGTCTGGTACAACTTGCGTTCCATACTTCGATCAAGACCCTGACCCAACTAATCCAGATCCTGGCACTGGCGGCGGTGGCGGCGGCGGTGGCGACCCTGGAACAGACCCTGGCACAGACCCTGGTACTGGTTCCGGTACAGATCCAGGCACTGGCGGTGGCGGTGGCGGTGGTGCCCCCGACACTGATCCAACTGATGATGACAAGCTTGAGGGTGAGGCTTGCGATCAGATCCTTCAGTGTTCTGGTGACACTATTCAGTGTGCAATGTTGCGTCGCCAGAAAGAGCAAGCTTGTTCTTGGGACTACGCCAAAGTATCGAAAGATATTGACGCAACAGCAGCTGGTGACGCCTATAAGCTAACTGAGTCCACTGTTGATATCGGTAACTCATTTAATGAGGCTGCCGGTTCTGCGCGCTGGCTGTCTTCGTCTTGCCCCTCACCAAAGTCTGTCAGCATTCATGGCAAGACATATCAACTTGATTTAGCGCCTACTTGCCAATTTGCAAGCTCCCTTTCTTACGTACTTGTCGCACTTGCAGGACTTTTCTTCGCCGTTTATGTCGGTCGAGCCTTCGGAGATTAACTTATGCCATTCGTAGCCATATTTGCATTTCTATCATCCATTGCCGGCCCCTTGGTTGCTCGCGTCTTGCTGTCACTTGGTATTGGCGCGATAACCATTTCCGGCATGCAGCTTTTGATTAATCAGGCCAAGCAATACGTCATGACTAACTTTTCCGGCTTGCCCTCTGACGCTGTTGCCATCATGGGTCTTGCTAAAGTCGATGTTTGCGTAAACATCATGTTTGCCGCTGTCGTTACTCGTGCCGTTGTCGCAGGTATGAATAAAGCGACTGGCTCAATTAGCAAGGTTGGCGCAGTAGGGAAGGGTAGCTAATGTTCGTTCTTAGAACTGGCCTTCAGGGAAACGGCAAAACCCTTAACACGATCATTGAAGTTGATGCTTTGGCGGCTAAGCAGGGTAGGACTGTTTACTATCACAACATCCGCGAGTTCAATCCCGCTCATCCTGCAATCAAAGCGACCTGGGTTGAGTTTGAAAAGCCTCAGGAGTGGTACGACTTACCTCAGAACGCGGTTATCGTTATTGATGAGGCGCAAACTTTCTTTCGTATTCGTCCCCAAGCTGCTGCCGTTCCTAAGTACGCCAGCGCCCTGGAAACTATGCGCCATTCCGGCCACGAACTGCACTGTATTACGCAGAATCCCGGCCTTATCGATCATCACTTCCGCAAGCTCTGCAACTCACATATTCATTATGTCCGAGGCCATAAGGGCAAGGTTATTAAGCGCTGGGAATTCGAGCGCCCCAATATGGAAGTTGAGAAAAAGAACACCTTCGCCGACGGTGAATCCAGCCGGCTATTGATCAATAAGGATTACTTCGGCTGTTATAAGTCTGTTGCCGATGGCTCTCAGCATCATTTCAAGTTTAAGCCGCCCAGGGCACTGTTTGTTCTGCTCGGGTGCATACTGTTATTCGGCGTGTTCGGCTACCGGTTCTACAGTAACCGCATAGCTCCTGCGGACGCGCCTGAGCCAAAGCCCAGTGCAGATGCCTATGTCGCAGCCGGTCAGGCCGTCCCCAGCGCGCTACCGTCCCAGCAGAACGCTAACAGGCCACTTACTACCGAGGAATGGCTAGAGCAACGCCAGCCACGCATACTCGACGTCCCTAGTTCTGCGCCGATTTATGATCAGATCACGCAGCCGGTGACCTATCCGAAGCTATCGTGTCTATCGTCCATCGATGATGATTTCGTGCTCAGGAATCGCGAACGCTTCATCGTAGGTGTCTACAAGGGCCGTACTACAGGCTGTCGGTGCAACACGCAGCAAGGCACCCGCTATGATGTTTCTTTCGCCTCATGCATGTCCTACGTCGAAAACGGGGCGTTTGACCCGGCCAAGCCGGACCGTCAGCAACAGCCAATAGCGACAGCAGGCAGCGCGCCTGGGCTAGCCGAGGAACGAGGCAGTACAGGCGTGCAGCCAGTCGAGCGTTCAGTGCCTCCTGAAATCGTTTCCGTTGGCGGCGGAAAACCTGGGCTTTTGTGGTGAGGACTGACCATGCACGACGCACACGTATGGGAATTCAAGCGACGCCAGTTGATCATCGACATCATGATCGCTGGCTTTCCGATCTGGCTTGCAGCACGTGAGAGAGCCATTGATCGTCAGCTACGTGGCTTCGCATAA